ATCCGGGTGAGCTTGGCATCTACACCATCATTTATGCACAGGAAAGGACTGATGCAGAGTGATTATCCGGACGACGATTGAAGGGTATCCGGCAGCGCTTAAACAGTGCGTGGATTATATCAATGATTCCATCAAGACACAGATGAAAAGCCGGACATTCCGTGGAGCGAACGAAGTCAGAAATTCCCTTGTCGGGGATGTTTTGACCGGAGGAAGATCAGGACGAATGTACAAAGTCCCTGGCACCGAAGCAATGTACCAGGCGTCAGCACCTGGAGAACCACCGGCAGTACGCACAGGAGCATTCCGTGCAAGCTGGACCGTTGAGGCACAGGGAGGTGGAGACGGATGTTACAAGGCGGATCTCACATCTCGTTTGACCGTCAATGGATATAATCTCGGATCCCTGCTGGAGCACGGAACGAGTAAAATGGCACCGCGCCCTTATGCAAAGAAGGCGGTGGACAAGAGCAAAGATAAGGTAATTCAGATATTCAAGGAGCCGTACAGCGTATGATCGAAAGCATTGTTTTGAAAGCGCTGAAAGCTCTTTCAGCGTCACAGAGCAGACTTGCTAAATTCAACGGCGAGCCTGCTGTTTTTTATCAGAAAGCACCAGATGACAAGAGTGATCTCTGGGACGGAGCACAGTATCCGCGAATTGACTATGATATCAGCTGGAAAGATGATCCGGAGCGGAAGACGGTCGGCGTCATGGTGATTAATGTCTGGTGCCTGAATGAGAGCGAGGTTCCGCCGGAGGACATTGCGGCTGAGATGCAGGACGATATTGACACTACATTCTTTACAGATGCAAGTGGATCGTACTGCGCGACGTGGAGCCAGAATCAGGCATTTGTCGGAGCTGGAAACGAACCGCAGACAATCGGAATCACACTGCAGTATGATCTGTGGTGTTTTCCGAACATGTCCACCATCGAACCGGATCCGGCTGCAGGATTCGCTGCGTATGTCAAAAGTCTTTATCCGCAGGTGGTTGTCGTCGGAAGCGATGACGTGGCAGAGATCTGGAAGCCGACGCAGGACCATCCGGCTTTTTATGCCAGGCTTGCAGGAGATTCCGTCACATCAAAGCAGATTCTTTATGCATACTCGACATTCACGGCTCAGGTTTTTGGGCATGTGATTATGCCGTCGCAGAAAGACGCTGCAACAATGATCCGGGAGATCTGCCAAAAACTTTCGCTAGACGGAGAGTTCATGCTTCCGTATGAGCAGGAGAATGGAACGCCGTATATCGTAAACAGAATCGAATACAGCCCATCTTCAAACCCTCTGAAGCAGGGACAGGTCAGAGTCAGCGGCGATTACAGAGTAATGAGGTTCTACAGTCCGAATTCCACGATTGACAGCATTCACGTGTCAAGCAGTGAGGCAGACGGATCTGCAGGACAGAAGGGATAGAGTAAAGCGAATGAGTGATGAGAAAAAGAGCGTGGAGCAGACAGCTGAGCCTGAAACTGCTTCCGGAAACACTGCATCCGCGCCGGTTTCTTCCTTTATTTTCGGAAATGAAGATCCGAAATATACCAGGAAGGAGCTGATCGAAGGATTCAGAGAGTTCAAGACCGCAAAAGCAGTTGTCGCTGCGGCACTGCAGTATTACGGAATCGAGAGCACCACCATCGAAGAAGCAGGAAAAGCAGTAAAGAAGTTTTTGGAAAGAGAGGTTAAGTAAATGGGCGGATTTTTCAGAACCGGTGAAGAAAAGATCAGACCTGGAGTATATCACCGTTATACGAATACATCTGAGAGAGAAGTATCTTATGACGGTGTCGTGGCAGTCACCATCAGATCAGACTGGGGACCGCTGGAGAAGCTGGTTGAGCTGGACCGCATCAGCGATATTTATGCGACATTCGGAAACGGAGGAGCATCTGGAACGCTGGATGCACTGACGCAGATCTTCAAGGGAGGCGCTGCCACCATCTATGCCGTCAGAGTTGGAACCGGCGGTACAAAGGCAACCACAACCCTGAAGGATTCTGAGGGAATCGATGCAGTCAAGATCACGGCAAAGTATCCTGGAGCAAGAGCTCTCAACTACACGGTAAGACCGATGATCGGAAATGCCGCATACAAGGTTATGGAGATCTTCGACGGCACAAACGCACTGGAAACACTGACATTTGAGGCTGGGACAACCGAAGCGGACACGCTGGTTGCCGCAGGAAAGTGGAGCAAGCTGTTCGATTTCGAGAAGATCAGCACATACACCGGAAACAAAGAGCTGAAGAGCGTACAGCTGACAGCCATCACTGCAGGAACGGATCCGACAGCGACATCTGCAGAATACAACACAGCATTTACGCTGTTTGAGCCGTACAGAATCAACTGCCTCTGCATTGACACGGAGGACACCGCAATTGTCACACTGCTTCAGGCATACGTAAATCAGGCCTATGAGGGCGGAAAGAATATGTTTGGAGTGGTTGGCCAGAAGACGACAAAAATGCTCGTAGAGCGCCAGTCTGCGGCTTCTGCAATGAACGATTACAACATGATCTATGTCGGAAACGGCTGGACGCAGGGAGACGACGTGTACGATGGCTATGTCGCTGCGGCAAGAGTCGCAGGTATTGTGGCTTCTACACCATCAAGTCAGTCTGTAACGCACACAAAGATTTCTGAGGCGTCCGGACTTTCAGAGAACCTGAAGAACTCTGACATTGAGGACTGCATCAAAAACGGCATGATCGTTTTCACCACCTCTTCAGAGAACGAAGTCTGGATCGAGAGCGGTGTCACAACGCTGGTTAAGCCGGAATCTAACGATGATGAAGGTTGGAAGAAGATCAAGCGCACAAAGGTACGTTTTGAGCTCCTGACACGTGCAGACATTGCATGTGAGAATCTGGTGGCAAAGGTCGGGAATGACACGGACGGAAGATCTACAATCATCACCGCGATCCAGGGAATCTGCAACGCGATGGTGCAGGAGGGCAAGATCTACGACGGAGCAGTCGTGGAGATTGATCCGGAGAACCAGCCGAAGGGAGACAGTGCGTGGTTCAATATCACTGTTGACGATATCGACACGCTGGAGAAGGTATATCTCAACTATAACTTCAGATTCACGTCTGCTGCATAAGGAGGTACGTATAAATGGCTGCAAATCAGATTATGGACGTAACAAAAATTCTGACCGGAAAAGACGGTCAGCTGTGGCTGACGCTGGATGACAACACGCAGTTATTCCTTGCGATGGTGGATACTGCGCAGGCTCAGCTGAATATGAACAACACCGACTACCAGCCGGTTGGATCTTCTTTGGTCTACTCTATAGACACAGGACATTCGATCACGCTCACCATGAGTGAGGTTGTTATCAGAGACGACCTGATCATGTCAAAGCTGTATGACGGACTGCAGAGCGGATCCATGCCGCTGTTCGATTTCCAGTGCACACTGAAGAGAAGAGACGGCAGTGAGCAGAGACAGATCTTCAGGAAGTGCATGCCGGAAGGCAATCTGGATCTGTTTAACCTGAGCCCTGGAGAGATCGTAAAGAGACAGTGGAGCTTTAGAGTGAATTCCAATCCGGAGCTCCAGAAAATGTTTGAAGGATAAAGAGAGACTGCCGTAAGAGCAGAAAAAGGAGGCACACACCATGTCAATTGAGTACGCAAAGGATCCTGAATTCGAAGTGGATGATGCAGAACTGGTCGAAGACGGAATTGAAGATCCGACTGAAGAGGAGAAGGCAGACAAGCTGATCTCTCAGGAAGACGCACTTCTTGCCGGAATGATGAAGGCAGCGCTGTATAAGGATGAGAAGGAAGCCAGAAAGGAAATTGTCATCAAAAGGCAGGGACAGGAGCTGTTCCGTTTCTGGATCCGTCCGATCACCGAAGCAGAGCTTGCAGACTGCGTAAAGAGGGCAACGAAGTATTACAAAAATCCGCAGGGCAGACATCTTCCGAAGATTGAGGGAGACACGAACATGACACGCATGCGCTCTTACAAGATCCTGACTGCGACAGTTGATTCTGACAAAGTCTGGAATAACACCATCCTGAAGCAGAAGCTGAACCTGCTGGATCCGGTTGACGTAGTCGACACGGTTCTCCTGGCAGGAGAAAAGGATCAGATCGACGATATCATCGATGATATCTCTGGATTCGGTGAAGATACGGAGAGCAGAGAGGATTTTGTAAAAAACTAATTTCGGCGGGTGGAAAATTCTACCTCATTCATCGCATATGGCAACGGACAGGGCGTTTCCCTCCTGGAATCAAATTCAATCAGGACTGGGAAATGCCCTTTATTTGGGCATCAGAGCGTTATGCGATAGAGCATCCCGCCATTAAAGACGCACTTGCGTATGATGAAGATGATATAAAGAACTATGAATAGAGGCAGGGGGAAGCGCTGTTATGGCAGATCAGACCATCGTAATTGAAGTTGTATCGGAATTCAAAGACAATGCCAGCAGTGGGCTCTCTCACGTGAAGCATGGAACGGATCAGGCATCTGATTCGGTGAACCGGTTCCACGGAAGATTGAAACGTCTGCAGAGGCAGGTTTCTGCCGTCACCGGTGGCGGAGGAAATAGCGGTGCAGTCGGCGGAGGATCGATGGGCATCGTCCAGAAGCTGAAGGCAATCAATGCAGAAGCCAGAAGGCTGAACAGCGGAGGCGGATCGTTCCTGACAAAAATCCGTAATTTCGGGCAGGCAATTAAGAATGTCGGAAGCGGAGGAAGCGGAAACGTTCTGAAGACGCTTGGAGGGTTTGCAAAGAAAGGGCTCACCATCCCGATAAAGATTTTGGATAAAGCCACGTCACCTCTCAGAAGGCTGTACAGGGGGCTGACGTCGTTTCGAGGCATTGTGACCGGAATGGCTGCCAATTGGGCGTTTCAGAAGGGAATTATCAATCCAATCCAGCAGGCAGACCAGCTTACAAACGCAAAAACATTCTTCGCAATGAAATTTGGTGGTGCAAAACAAGCCAATTCTTTCATGAAGGATATTTATGCGTTTGATAAAAGATCACCGTATGATACACAGCAGATCATCCAGGTTGCGAAAACAATGCTTGGATACGGCTGGAGCAGGAAAAACGTACTGCGTGACTTGGGTACCATCGAAGACGCTGCGGCGGCACATGGAGCAGGAAATGAAGGCGTCGCAGGGATCATGAGACAGCTGGCACAGACGAAGATGCGTCTCAAACCATCGCAGGAAGATATCAACGTCCTGAATGGATATGGTGTCGACGCCTGGAAATATATTGCTGAAGGTCTTGGCTTGAAGGGAAATGCCGCAGGCAAAGCAAAAGCAAGAGAAATGGTTCAGGCAAAGGGAAGCAATGTGCTCTCTGGATCTGAAGCAACGGACATGATCCTGAAAGGTCTCAGACGTGACTTCAACGGTGCAGCACAGAAACAGGTAGAAAAAACTGCAAGTGGAATGCTCGATAAAGTCAGCGGAGAACTGAACACGAAACTTGTTGTACCGTGGGGACAAGGTTTACAGAAAGGCGCCATCAAAGGGCTCAAAGTCATAGACAAGTGGATCGACAATCATGAAGGACTGGTTGATAAGTTCGGCCAAAAACTGAAGAAGGTATCTCAGACGGCATCTGTCAGTCTTGCGAATATGGCGACAAAAACTGTCAATCGGCTGAGTAAGACAGTGGGCTCAAAAAAATTCAAAAAGGCTGATTTTGCAGGGAAAGTGAATATGGTTGAAACAGCTGTATTCGGGAAAAACGGCATTCAGAAAGCAGCAGCCCAGTTCGGTGAGTATTCGGCAAAGTACGGAGGCAAAATCGGACTTGGAATAGCAAAAGGTTTTGCAAAAGGTGTTATGAGCCTGATCAAAGATATGCTGACTGCACTACCAGGTGGAAAGAAAACATCTCCGACAGCCAAAGGATCAGCACTCACCTTGGGAATCCTTGGAGCATCGGGATTGATAAAGGCAGGACTGGGTATTCCGGCCTTGAAGCTGGGACTTAAAGGGATTGGTAAGCTATCTAAGTTCGGTTTTGGCCGGATTAAAGATTATGCGAAATTTAGTAAAAACTGGGAAGAAAATATGTCCAGATATGGCAGCTTCCGTAAATATCGTCAAGCCCAGAAAGCGGCGAGAGCAGAGGAAACTGCAAGGGAAGCAGCGAGAGTAGAGAAGACTGCAAAGGAAAGCCGTGCCGTAAAGACACTTCGTGGAAGAAAGTACGACGAAGCACACTGGAATGGTGAGACTGTAGTCAAAGGGACAAGGGAGAAAGTGCCGGTACGTGCCACAAAGTTCCGAAGACTTACCAGAGGCTCTTCTGTCGTAGAAGACGCAGGTGGTGTTGTCAGGGAAAGCAGAGCCAGCCGGTTCGCTGGCAGAGCAAGTAAGATTGTTGAAGAAGCCGGAAGTGCAGGCCGCGGAGCCGGAGTAATTAGCAAACTTGCAGGAGCATCGAAAGTGCTTGGAAAGATCGCTACACCATTGGCGATCATGGGCACAGGCATTCACCTGGCTACAGCGAAGAACAAGACGAAGGCCGCATCTGAAGAGGCTGGAGGCTGGGCTGGAGCACTCGCAGGCGGAAAGCTCGGTGCAATGGCAGGCACAGCAATCGGCGGACCATTGGGAACGCTGATCGGAGCACTCGGAGGCGGAGCCATTGGAATGTTCGGAGGCGGAAAGCTTGGAAAGTGGGCCGGCGGAAAGATCTCAAAACTTTTTGGAGGTTCATCGAAGGCAGATCCGCTCAGGAATCTGCTGGGACTTGGAAAGGGATCGAAGAAGAGTGAAAAAGCTGCTAAGAGTTCCGGTAAAGATTTTAAATCGGCAGGGAAAGCAGCAAAGTCGGGAAGCAAAGGTTTCAAATCGGCTGGAAAGGCTGCAAGGAGTGCTGGTAAGAGCTTCAAATCTGCGGGCAAGGCGGCAAAATCTGGAAGCAAAGGATTTAAGAGTGCAGGAAAGGCAGCAAAGTCTGGAGCGAAAGGTTTTAAATCGGCAGGGAAAGCAGCAAAGTCTGCTGGGAAAGGGTTCAAATCCGCAGGCCGTGCAGCGAAATCTGGAGCGAAAGGATTTAAATCCGCAGGCCGTGCAGCGAAATCTGGAGCGAATGGATTTAAATCCGCAGGTCGTGCAGCGAAGTCAGCATCAAGAGGATT